ATTACAGGCCTTAATGCTTTTCTAAGTTTTTTCTCATTATCCATGGCTACTCCTATGTAGATCTATTCAAGTATAAATATCACTAATTTGGAGTTTTGGTTGAATTAGGATATCTTGGTGGAGGTGTTCTAGATGATTTTCCTTTGCTTGCTTTTTCTTGAGCTTCTCTTTCCTTTTTCAACTGATCTGACAGGGTCTTATAATAGAAAGTTCTTAGATATACCGGAAGGGTATAGACATCCGTGTGAGTGAATGCACCCTGAGAATGGTATGCTATCTCAAAGATTTGGTTGTGCAGAATGGGCTTGTAATCAAGCCCTAGGCCAAAAAAACTGGACGTTCATTGGCATCTGGACTGTTGGATCTTCATGCCCACAGCTATCACATTCAAAGTCAATTGTCATATCTACGTCGGGAGATACTGTGTCTAGGTACTGACGGAATGCTAAAGAATCTCTAGATAGAAATTCATTATCAACAAAAGATCTAATTGTCATTTTGTCTTCTTCGCCATCTATAGCTACAATCATATATTTAAACCTACTGGTTAGTTCATATGTTACTCCGTTGCCACCAACCTTCTTTTTTTTCATTCTTTTTGCTTCTTCTTCAACTAGCTTTTCATCAGCGTGAGTTAGAATTTTAAATGTTAAGGTTTTTTTAGATATTGGAAGTTTAAATGTAAATCTACCCTGGCTGTCTGCTGGAGGTCCTTCGAGGATTTTATTTTCCAAAGATGTTAAATCGACAGTTTGTTTATGTTTAGCGCCACATGCAGGACAAGCCATTTCTACTGGATATTCAGCACCATATCCTAGCACTCTTGCTGCTACCATAATTGCATTCTTATCCCCGGTAACTAAGTCATTATAGTTTACAGATTTACCTTCACCGTTACTTATAATCAAGGCTCTAAGTAGAGTATCGATAACTAAACCTTTTTGGATTAGATTAGAAGATGTTAGGATGTCTTCTTCTTTAGCAGTCATATACTTCATTTCAACCTTACCTGACGATAATGCACTGTGTTCAGGATATAATGACCCTCCACTTGGAAGATCTATAATTTCTGTTGGGAATTTAGACTCTTTAATCAGAGTCGTATTAGACTCATTTGCAAGTTGTTGTTTTAGGTCGTCTGTGGATAGGGCTTTGCCTGGGTAATCATCTGTAACTTTATTCATAATTTAGGTTCCTTTTGAGGTTCGTATATATAAATATATAGTAATAAAAAAAGCTCCCTGAGGAGCCTTTCTTAAAAATAGTATTTAGTATTATTTATTATGCTCTATCTGCAATATTATATGTGTGTCCGCTTCCAGATGCACTTAATAATGAAACTACCACTTTATTACCAGCAGGGCTGCCGTCAATATATGTTTGGGATATAGTAGTATTCATCGATATAATACTTCCTGTATTAAGTGTTAAGATATGGTCATTAACTGCTCTAGATAAAGTGCCTGCAGTGTCTGATGTTTCATTTGCATTGACGTTACCAATAAATATAGACATTGTAGTATTAGAATGAAGGGCCATAAATATTACTCCTTAGTATTGTAAGATAGCGTGATCGTATCTAATGTCTAGTGAAATCATTAGAGGAGTTCCGTCCTCTTCATATGATAAATCTCCAAATGTTGCTTTTGTTATAAAAGCACCTTTAAGATTCCATTCTTCAACCTTATCACCTACTGGACCCAACACATTGATTGTTATATCCTTTTTATACATATCAGAATAGCCATTTCGGCCAGTAACTGATTCGTGATGTAGTCTTACCCATTCCATAACGGCTTGTGCTCCAGAAGGAACAATTGGATCGTAAAGTTCCATGCCTGATATTGCTTCCCATTCTGACCTACCTTTGATGTATCTAGTAGTGTTCATATGCTTGATTGCAGTTTCACCATTACTAATACTAGGCCTTGGGCACTTGCGTATAAGATATGATGGTATTCCGTCAACATACATGATAAACCTATTTGCAACCTTAGGTTCAAAATTAGTGTGCATCAGTTCTGTTGGGTCTATTAAATTTGCCATTTAGTGTTTCTCCTTGTATATAAATATCTTAGTCTTCGAAAGTTGCGCCAGTTGGCATGATGTTAAAGTCAACTACGATAAACTCTGCAGCTTTTGCAGGTTGTAAGAAAATCTCTCCTTTCATGATATTTCTATCAATAAGGTCTGGAGTGTTGTTAGACTCGTCCATAACTACTTTAAATGCATATAGACCTTGGTTTTGTTGAACAGATTCCATATATGGATTAACTGAACCTAGGAATCTATTGCGAGTAGCTGCTGTGTTGTTCTCGAATACAAGGTATTTAGAAGTACTAGCTATGAATTTCTTAAGATTGATTAATAATCGACGTACATTCACACGATCAAGAGCAGAAGCTTTTTTCTGAAGAGTCTTTTGACCCCATACGCAAACGCCTTCTCCTGGGAATGTTGCTAGAGGATTAACATTGTCCTCGTATAAAGTGTCACGGTTTGCATGTGTTAGCTTACGCTCTGCTTGAACTACAGTTTCTAAACCACCTCGGTTAAGACCTGCAGGAGCATACCATTCAGCAGCAACTTTATCATTAAAGGCATAAATACCAGGAATAAGAGTTGATGGTGGAACCCATACAAATTTACCATTTGCTGAAGTCTGTACCCAAGGCCAATACATAGCTGCATAGCTTGAGTCAAATAATTTACCTTGGCCTGTGGCTACTGAGATATTTTGATAAGCTAATGTAGGATCAATAACAGCAAAACAATCACCTCTTGTTTCACAAGCAGTAATAAGTTTTGTAGTTAATGCAGAATGCTCTTTAGTAGTTAAACCTGGCATTGTAATCATATTGATATCATACTCATCTGCATTAGTTAGCAGGTCTATTGCATTTTCATATGAAGTTTGACCATTGGCAGGTGCCAGAGGGTTTAATCCCTGGACGTTGGTTGATATCATTTTATCAAAGTATAAAGCTGGGGAAACAAAACCACCATCACTACCACCTCCAAAAGTTCCTGTTGCTACTGCTGGAAGTTGTCCGGCATTAGCTGCTGAACTTGTTGCTCCATTAGCATCAAGGTAGTCTGGTATTTCATTAACTTCAGAAACATAGACATACTTTGACTTGTTTGGGTAGTTACCTTTTGGTTGGAGGTAGACTCCACCGTCTGCTTGGATGGTTTGGTATTGATCTCCAATCATTCTACTAATAAAGTTTGGCTGGTTTGGATCAAGACTTAGACCTGACCAAGTCTCTAAAATAGTTTTACGTTTAGATGTGTCATCACCTCGACGAACTAGAAGAGTAAATGTACCTCTATCGTTAGATACATTTGAAATTTCAAATCTAAGGTTGTCTTTTGAACCATTTGTTAATAGATCATTAGTACCTGCTGACCCTGTCGAGTTCATAGATGCACCATCAGCAATTGTATTCAATTGAAATGATGTAATTGATGTACCTACAGTTGATAATCCTCCTGCAGTAGTAAACATTGTCTCAGTTGGAGCTCCAGATGAACCTGATGTTATGACCAAACCATTTCCAGCTGTTCCTGCTGCGGATGCTGTTACTTCTATAGATGCTCCGGTATTATCAGCAGTAAATGCAGATAGACTTGAAACGGAATTAAATTCAGTTTTGAAACCTGCAGCGAACTCTGTAGTGTTGTCTCCTCGATCGAAGAATCTAATTGAATCATCAGATGCGTCTGTGGTTGGATTAGCTTGTCCTACAAAAAGGATTGTTGTTGTTCCATTAACTACCTGAATGGTATCAGATTCGTTTGCTGTAATTACTACAGATGAACCAGAGGCTTGGAATATTCCTGTTGGGGATCCAGCAGAGGCTACTGATTCGGTTGCATTTGCATAAGCATCACCAAGAATTCGGACTACTGTCAAAGCACCTGAATGCTTTAGATATTCTCTGGCTGAGATTGATGTTAAGTACTCTGTTGATGTACTTCCAGATGTAAATGTATCGCCAAACATTTGAACATATTCTGGGTAGCTCGTTACTAGTGTTGGTACTAAGGCAGGACCTTTGACGGTAGGACCTACAATGGCTCCACCTATTTCACCAATACCTTGCGGTACAAATGACAAATCGTTTTCTTGCGTAAATACACCGGGGCTTATTAATTTTTCAGCCATTTATTTGTCT